GTCACTTGATAACCAAGATTTGTTATTATCAACAACTTTAAGTAATTTAAACCCTTCATTAACATAAGGAAAATTTCTAAAAGTATCTAAATATTGTTGACCATATGTGAATGGTTGTAATTGTGTTTGTATATTTGAATTTTGTCCTGTAAATACATTACCTGTAATAACTATTTGTTCAGGACTTCTATGTGAAGGAGTTTGTTCATACCAACCAGCACCTTTTTGAAAGAACATTGAGTCTGTCGGTAATGGCGCTTGTGGATACCCTTCAGCATCAAAAGGATATTCCGATTCACTAACACTTATTGATGTATATGTCGATTGTGTTGTGAATCCAGTAAATGAAACACCTTTAAGTTTAAAAATATTTTGTGGGTTGTAAGCCGGGACTTCATCAACATAAGTTCCTCCTGAAATTTGAGAAAACTCCTTTAAAAAATTATCAATGTTTATTGGTTGGTCTGCTAAATAAACATGTTCATTATATTCAACAATTGATTCTGGTGCACCAATCAAATTCAATAAAAATTCAATAGACCTTCTAGTACCTTTAGATTTAAAAATATATGCCGAATTTAAAATTAAATTTCTATAAAATTGGTAGTTTAATTCTGTTGGTGTTTGAGCTCTTGCATAACCAGGATATGTTGGTTTGTTTTGATTACCAAAAACAGAAGGTAAAAAATCTTCATTAACTATTGGCGAAAAACTTGAACTCCATCCTAATGTTTGTGCTAAATCTTTTAATAATTCGGATGGTATATCATTAGACGGGTTATAACTAACAGAATTAGCAAAAGCCAATCCATCAACATATGTTTTTAATTGGTCAAAACTTCTACCATATAATTGGAATATTTTTTCAACCTTTCTACCCATTGTGTCAAACTCTTTTAATGAACCAGCGGTTAGAAATCTGGAAATTAAATTAGTTTTAAATGAATCTAAATTTTCTGCGATACTTTGTAAGATTGATAAATAATCATCAAATAAAAACGACCTAATATCTAAATTCCAATTACCATCTTTAGGCCATGTGGCTTGTTGATAACTAACAAAAAATTGTCCATTTAAATCTTGTTGTGGAACTTGAAATAACGCAGTATATACCGGTTGTATTAACCTATTAACCAAAAATTGTTCTACAGGTCCAAACCTTTCTGCAAATATTTTATCAACAATAAAATCGTTTGGTCTTATTTCAAAATCAACATTAACCGATGTTGCTGATACACCAAAAGGTGTTCCTGAAACATAAAAAGCAATATACCCACTGTTCAAACTTTGTGATGGTAAAAAAGAAACAACTTTGTATTCAACACCTTCAACAACAATAGCATAATTTAAATAAGTGTTATATAAATTTCTATATTCAGAAGTTATGTCTACCACCTTCGCCAAGTTAGTTGACGCACTTATTGAGTAATCAATACCAAATGGGTTATGCATCTTATCAATATTAACCTCAAAATAAGTTTCATCATTTACTTGGTCATACGATATATTAACCGCGGTGTTCCCTTGTGAAAAGTCAGGCATCGTATATAAAACATCAATCGCAGCAGGAAAATAGTTAATAATATTTGTAACAGAAACACTAAATCTTTTTGCCAAAGAACCATATAAAGAAAAATTCAAAACCTGTGACACATCAAATACAGGATGTACCCCAAATTGGGTAGATTGAATTATATTACTTTGTAGAACTGTATTAACACTTAAGTCAGATAGTGAAACAGGTGCTTGAAATGCACCAACACTAAATGTTCTATTTACCTTATCAATTACTGATGTGGTAAACTCAAAATTTCCCTGCGTAAGTCCTCCTCCATCTACAGTTTGTAGACCAACTATGTTATCCGAAAAAGTTCCAGCACCGTTACCGGGTCTGGGAGGATAAAAATATTTTGTTTTTTTTATAGTTATTGCCATTACGCTGTTATTGTGTTAAAATTTTTACTAAAATCAATATTATTACCTCTACTTTGTCTAACCTCATATAACAATGTGTTAAATTGGTCTCTGATTTCAAATAAGTTGTATTGTTTGAAAATATTATTATTTGAATCGTAGATAGTGTATATACCATCATCAATAGATTTAGTTTGATTACCATACAATGCAATTGCCAATGTGTCGATATCATATTCAGCCATTTGAATATCTATTGTGATTGGATTAAAAAATGTGTTTGTAATTATAATATCTTGGTCAGGTTGCCCAATAAATGGAGTTGCGTTTGGTTTGTTAGTTGGTGAAGATGATGGTGAAACAGTTAGGAATAATAAATTTGAAATACCATCAACATATCTATATCTTATAGATTTTTGTGTTGTATTAACTTGGTTAGCAACCACAGGTTCACAAAAGAAACATGAAGTAACTATCCTAAAAAAGTTAGGTATTTTACTTCCATCAGTATTTAAATATTCAATTCTAAACCCAACTAAACCTTGTGGAACAAACTTATTAATATATTGTGATGGAACATTTGCCAAGTCGACAATTATTCCCTTAACATTTGGTAATGCACTTAATACACCACAATCAGTAATTGAGGTCCTTATTTGTGCCGGTCTTAAATATAAAGTATAAAACCCAAGAGCATTGAAAGTGTCCGCAGGTAAGGTTAAATTATATAACCCCCCTAATACCTCAACATTTGTATTTCCGCCCGTTTGAGCGTTGTTGAAATAAGGTTTCAAGAGTGTTGCTGCGTCTAATCTTTTTAATACAAAATTGTTAGTCACATCCCTTGTTGGTGTGTAATTCATTATTATTTCTACATCTTCCGGTGATACATCACTTGGTCTCACCGTCCCATAAGTTCCAATTCCCATAAAAATATTTATTTATAAATAGTTTATACCTTTTTTTCTACAGTAAAAAATCCATACCCATAATTAACTAAATCTCCAACGTTATCTACTTCACCTAATCTTTGAACTTTTTCATATGCACTATTCTTACCTCTTTCAATATAAACATTAGTTTGTATTTGTGGTTGGTCAATTACATTTATTAAAACTTCTCTTTTTGATATTGGTTCTGCAGTAATATTATCTTTGGTAAACCCTGATGACGTGGCAAAAAATAATGTTGTTCCATCAGAATAATCATAATAATCAATATTTTGTATGGTATATGCTGTGAAACCTTGTACGGTATCTATATTAGTTATTATTCCAAAAATTTCTCTGTTTTTAATCACCGGAACACCTTGTATATATTTTTGTGAACCATATTGTTCTAAATCCTGTAATCTTGAAACTGACGCACCTGAAATTATATATGGTGTTGACACATATGTTGAAGAAGTTTGAGCACTCACAGAATTGACCGCATCACCTGAAAAAATATAATCATAACTTATTGGTATTCCGAACCACTCACCACCAGCAGGAACAAAATAGGCAGTACCCTTTTTATTATTTATTGTTGGAATACTGTATGGTAATGTTACCGTTTTACTGACTTTTGTAATCCCCCAAGGATTAGTTTGTTCTAATGTTATTGTATATGTCTGATTTGCTACCGGATATGAATGTGAAATAAAGTTAGGTACGGTGTTTGTTATAGGTTGAATAGCAGTACCATCACCCCAATCCACATAATATGTTGATAATTCTAAAAATTTATTATAATCACTTGATGTATTATAAACGTTAACCACATAGGGTTGTGATGTTGTCGATGAAAAAATAAAATTAGTTACTACATCTTGTTGATATATTGCACCATCAAATGGGTCATAATAACCGAAATCATTAACTGTTTCTGTTATTAAAATTGGTATTGTAAGACCTGTTAATAAAGAACTTCCATTGGTTCCTCCACTCAATACTTGTGTCATGGCTGAATATACCCCAACAGATTGTCCACTATAATCTACGGTAACCAAATCTGAACTAATTGTTTCTGGTGAAACTATAATATTATAATAATCCATTATGGTGTTGGGTTTACGTATTCATACCATTTTATGGGTGTTGTTGTTCCAACCCTTTCATTTAAACCTGTTGTTGGGTTAAAACGATAAACTCTATAAGCCCTATCAACATAATCAAAAACAACTCTATAATAAAAATATTTTATACTATCAAAATTATACGTTTCTCCGGCAGATAATGAAGATTGTGGTGCATTCATCATCTTTGTAAATTTACCGGTTTTAGCGTTATAAAATTTTGCTGTCATATAAAAAGTATTAACCGGAACAAATTCTAAATTTTTTAACCAATAATAAAAAAAACCTTCTTTGTCACCAACATAATCTAAACTAAATTTTGGTGACTTTATTTCAACAGGGGTTAAATTTAACAACGCCGGAACTTTTAATCCTTGTTGTGTTGGTAAGATAACAGTTATATAATTTGTTTGTCTTTTATCGTCAACATTATCATAGAAATCTAACTTGAAAAATGATTTTGTGAAATCATTACTGAAATAATAAATGTCTTTTACTGTTAATCCTTCTGGTATGTAACTATTAGACCAATTATTAATATCAGTCAAAGAACCTCCAGAATAAAAATAAAACTCATAATTTATTTCCGTTTTTTTTGTTACCGGGTCAACATCGTGAGGAAATCTATCTACCTCAAAATCATACCCAATCCCAATGACCTCCTTAATTACTTCATCTTCATATAATTCAATAGATTGACTATGTCCATTATAATCCCAATCTAATTCGATTGGAATTATTATTTCTTTACTTACACCATCCATTAAAATTCTATAGTTATTCGCACTCATCTATTTTTGGTTTTGTTGGAATATCATATCCCATTATATAATTATTTCCGTTATCACCTTCAGGTATCAATCTGAAAATAACATTTTGGAAAGGGTAATGAGCATTATTTAAATATGGATAATCAACACCTCTTCCGAACTCATCTTTGAACCCATATAGATATATGTCTCTCCATCTAAATTCTTGATTAGAATTTGAATAGAAAGAATATGATGGAACTAAATCCACCGTACTTTTATCCCCACTTTCAATATAATCTGAAAAAACTTTAATTGTCATTGGGTTATGTGGTTGATAATAATATCCTCTACTGTTATCTGAAGGTGTTGGTTCAATTTGAAAAATATCTTTATTATATTTTATTTTATGATAATAAGTTGAAATAATTCTTTCAACTTGTTCATAATTGTTCCATTCACAAAAATCTCCGGATATTATATCTCCAGCTTTTAAATCGGAGTTATAATAAAAAGTATTTGTATTTCCACTAATATCTGTCAAAGTATAAGATGAAACCACAATATTTGAATCGGAACGATTATTCCCATCTACCCACCATGTGTTTGAATTCAAATTGTCCGTAATGTTGAAATACCAACCTTCTTTAATTCCAATATTATTATTTGGTTTGTTAAAATACCCTGAATACCCTTTATTAATTATTGTCAAATACACCTCACTTATTGGTCTCATTTGATTATCAAGTAAACCATTCGTGTCTATATCAATTTTAGATGTAACTGTATATGCATTACTGCTACTTTTTTTAGATATTCTTGTTAAATTATTGGGGGTAATAGAACTTAATATTATCTGACTTTTTTCAGGAAAAGCATTAATCTCAAAACCCGTTTTTGTCATAATTAAATCACTAACATTTGTTAAAATTTTATGTTCTCTAACATAATATTTTGATTTTGATTCAAGAATGTTTTGTGAATTTGCAATCCTTTTAAATGTTCCTTTTTGACCGTTAAAAAATGTGTTTCCCGTATAACCAACATTATAGATATTAAACACTGTTGATTCGCTATCTAATTTGTCATTACCCAAAGAATAAACCTCAAAAACATTGTTATTATTATAACTAAATGACAATTCAACTGACTCCCCAATAGATAATCCATGTGGTGCGATACACTCAAAAGAATACAAGTCATTTCCATTTATCTGAATAGTTCTAACCCTAAATGCAATTCCCTTTTGAGCCTGCCAACTTAAACTACTACCATTTAAATTATGAGATAATATTCTTGTGTAGTTATTTTCGTATGCGTAGGTAAGATAATAAGTCCAATTATATGTGTAAGCACTTTTACTTTCGTAAGTAAAATGTTGGTCATTAACATCCGGTCTGTAAAAATCAAACTCATAATATTGTGGAAAACCACTCCAATAACCATTCAAATATGAAACTTCCGGTAACACATAATATAAATTATTTCTAAAAGGAACATAACTTGTTGTTCCATAATATGAATTAGAATAAATATAACTTATCTCAAATGTTGGTCTGAATATATTTGAACCCTGTCTTTCATCATCATAAACTTGAGCCAATGAAACTGTTGTTGTTCTATCGTACTCTGTATTTAATTTAGATGTGTTATCAAAAGACAAAACAATATCTTGGTCAACAGATGGTGCTGACTTATATTTCAATTGACTCGGTATTATTCTATAATCAGAAAGTTTCAACTCCTAAATATTTTCTATTAAATTTATCTAACGCATTGTTACCTCTTACCAAACCAAAATAAAAATGGAATGGGGCTCCGACCGTTATTTTTTGACCATTTATTATTGTTCCACCAAGATTACCTTGAGGATTATATCCATTAGCTGACGATTCTATATTATATATAAACCCTTTTTGGAATTGCGGCATATTTGTTTGTCCTTGGTAATAATTTGACGTTATTTTAGTTCTATCCAATTTCTGATACATCTGAGCTTGGATGTTTGTTGATGTTGTCAACCATTCGTTCAAATCTTCACCAAAGATAGAACTACTATCATTCGGAGTTCTAATTAACCATTTATACATTGGAACTTCTTGAGTAAAGATTGGTAAATTATCATAAACACCCGGAACCGTTGTATCGTTTCTTATTATTCTTCTTGGTGTTAAATAATCTCTAGTTTGTGTGTCAGATGAAAAGAATATACCTATCAATCTATTCCCAACATAATAAGTATTAGACGCAGTATTTCCTGTATCGTAATTATAAGATTCAAAGTCAAACTCATCCACCCCCACTTCAGAATTTATAGATATCATTTGGGCGTAATCACCATCAAATCTATCTTTCCTTCTTGAAAAGAATGCTCCAACCGAACCACCTCCAACACTCAATAGTTGTTGCCAGAAACTAGAACTTATTTGTCTTGATATAATAAACAAGTTCAAAATATTTGAAATATCTTGATATGTTGTTTGTTTCATTTTGTTCATATTATATCCAAAATAATCTTCAGCCAAAATTAATTCGTTTGCAAATTCATCCCTTGGACCTAAATCCATAATTGTTGTTGGGAATAAAAGTTCTTTTGAATTTCTCCCATTCACCGGAGCATTTGCTCCAATAAATTTTGTACTATAAGGTGATGACCTATAATAAAAGTTATAAGTTTTTGGATGTAACATAAGGACATCCGTACAGAATTTATTATAAGGTTGGTTTGGTCTACTCCCCAATGGTGATGAATAAAACCTGTTGTTTTTGAAAGGTGGAGCATATAACGTTCCATTAATCCAATTATTGTAAAATGAATGACCAAAAACTCCACGACAAGCAGCCAAATTAACTTTAAATCTTAATTTCCATTCAACAAGTTGTTTAATATCTCTAGGTAATGTAACAAGTGGGACACTACCTTTCCTAACAAATCTATAACAACCATTAGTAACTTTAAATGTATTACCTGTATCTTGACAAGTAGCCAAATTCTTAAGTCCAAAATTAGTACCATATCCCTGATAACAATCTAAAGGAACTAAACCGGTACAAGAAAATGTGTCCAAAATTGTAGTCTCAAACTGACTTGGTTCGTCAAGAATATTATCACCACTATTAACCCCTTCTGAAGGTGTTGGATATCCTTGAGCCAAAACACCCTCATCGTCATAAGCAAAAACTGAAAATCCGTTGTTTTGGTGTAGAGCAAAAACATTTTCTCCTTGTATAGAACCTCTATACGTTGACGTTGGTAATCTATCTGACCTCATAACAACATCTTGTGTTCCTGCAACAACACTCATTGTTAAACCTGTGGAATATGCCGGAGCAAAATAACAGAATTTATCAGGATTAACAACATCGTACCTTCTGTATACATAACCACAGAATCCAGTCCCAATCTCTGATGTTTCCCTATCTATGTCAGCATAAAAATAACTTCCTCCCTCAACATATTCATTAGGATAGTAAGCCCTATGATATCTATCAGATGTTCCATAGGTTAAATCAAGATAATTTGGGTTATTTATTCCATACTGACCACCATTAGTATAAGCACCTGCAAAAACAACACTATCATTAGGACTAATATTTCTTTCAAATCCTGCATATGTTGATTTAACAAATTGATTGTTAAATGAGGACGCAACAACGTATCCATTAGTAGTGGTTAATTTAGATGAATCCAAAATACTATTACTATTTGAAAGGTCAACCATATAACTACCTATCAATTTTGCATCCAATGATGAATAATTAGCGGTTAAATTAGTCGTGAAACCTGAAAAAGCATTCGTTGGTTGATACAAATATGATTGATAAAATATTTTTTTCCCGTTATTATCCGCAACCTGATTGTTATAAATTTCATCGTGTCTTGCCAAAACTAAACCAGGTTGTATTGGAATGTTTAACTTATATTGACCCGAAATAATATTTGTTCCATATGGATTACCAAGTAATCTACTAATATCGTAATTTGTCTGTTGTCTCGCAGAATGGGGGTCAACACCTCTAACCAAAAATGCAACAATAAACGCCTTTTGTTCCGACATCGTGTATATTGGTCTGAAAGTATTTTTGGTGTCATATCTTGTTGCAGTACCACTACGAGTACCACAAACCCCACCAAAATCATAACTCCAACTATACACATTCTTCCACCAAATAGACATAAAGTTGTCTGTAAATCTATATCTAAATGAATAATATTCTGTTACATTCGGGTCATTATATTTTCTTGGTGTTGCAACATCCGATGGTGGTATTTGAGGATTTAAACTACCAAATTGACTATATGTCATTGCAGTGATAACTTGGAAATATTCAATGTCAGTTTTGAATTTTTGTAATACTGATTTAAAATATTGTTGAACCGTAACACTTTGAACTTTTATTTCTAAAGAATCATCTGAAGTTCCCCCAAATTGTAACCCTGAAATTGTTATAGTATCATTAACACTATAATCATATCCCGGTTTATTAAGTGTAACCGTTGTAACTACTCCACCTGCAACTGTTATATTAAAAGTTGCCCCTGTTCCTATATTATCTGTTTCACCCGGAATATTTGTGTAGGTTGACCCGGTTAATGAATTTCCAACCGCATTGTATGTAAATGTTAAAATATTTCCATTTGTAAATGGTATTGGAACATCTGTTATACCTGAATCTTGATTAACAGCATACTGTGTTGTTAGTAAATTATTAGGATTATCAGGGTCTGCATAATTAACAACTATAGAACTAGTTTGTCTTGGTAACCCTGTTATTGAGTTTGATATAGTTTCATCACCATTTAAATTTAAATAAGTAATTGGAGAACCATTAGTAACATTCAAATCAGAAGAAAAAGCATTCCCATTGAAACTAACTATTGACCCCGGTTTGACATTATCAACACATGAATCATCCAACAAGATTGCAATAACATTATCATGATGATACTTACCACTATTTGCGGATAAATCAGGTCTGACAGATACTTTTATTTGATTCCACGCATCCCCATTACCATTACCCGGTAATCCATTGAAATATTTTCCTTTTAAGTTAAATAAATTTAATCTCTCACTCATAGTCAAATCGAATGAGTGTCCCCATATTGAACTCTGTCCACATTCCCCAAAAACAGGTGCTGGTGTTCTTTTATAATAAGCATCGGACGCGTTACCTGCTAATATCTCTTGAGATGCTGGTGAATACGATGTGGCACAATTTTGAGTGTCCTCATTATTTGTTATCCAAGCACATGACGTGCCTGATGTTGGTGTTAAAAATGGGTCGTCACTACACATTTGATTGTCAGCAACATTACCATATCCCCCACCACCTTGTGTATCAATTAGACAAGATATAGATTGATTTTGTAAAGCATTTTGTTCAAAAGAATATGTTGCACTATTAGTATCAACATCAACTTCTTCCGGTGTACATTCACACATTTCACAAGAAGGATATGGTATAATTGGCATTGGTATATCCTGAAAAGGAGGTTTCAAATTTCTCCATAACGATGCAAAACTTTGCGGTTTAGTACAGTTAGTACGTCTTTTAATTAATTTAATAATCCTACATAAACCATAAACAACATATTGTAACGGGAACAATATAAGAACAAGTTGAACCCTTATTATTGGCCATAAAAACGCAACCACATGAAATACAATTAACAATGGAAGTAAAATTGTTATTAATATAGATAAAACAATATTAATGATATTAAATAATATGTCAAAATTTCTCGAACCATCGTTGGTAGGAAACTTATAATTTGTACTATCACAACCAGGGTCAGTTATTTGTTTTATCCCAATATACCTACCCCTATTTGTTCCTTTATGATATCCATCTATAAAACTTGAAACAGTATATACTTTGTTATAATTGAAAAAGAAAAATCTATCCTCACAATCAATTGCTGATTGTATCATAGCCTTTCCTACAGGACTTCCTGTATATCCATACTCTTCCCAATTCAGACTGAAAGCATATGATTGAATGAATTGTTGGTATTGTGTCGTACCTGTTGGTAAGGTCGATGGGTCAGAGCCGGTCCAACCATATTCTCTTATGTTTGGAACCAAATAATACCCCCTTTTAACCAATTCTCCCAAATCTTCACTTTGTTTCCATTTTACTTTGAATCTGTACTTAGCATTTGTAGGTATACCTATTTTAGGGTCATTAGATATTATCCTTTCTCCAAATTCATTTATTGCAATATAATCTAAATTCATTGGTAAATCGACTACCCACGACCCACTTTCATCGATTACATCATCCCCACCATCAAAGTTATATTGTTCTAATATTGGTCTACCATATGAATCTTGAAATATTGTCTGTCTTATTGATAATATTTGTCCGGGTCCTGCAACTAAATTACAGTTATTACCAGCTTCAGTTGCTGGTTTACATTTAGGTTTTAAGGTTTTAGAATCTATCGATGAAACTAAAGAACCCATGAACACTGCTGTTGGTTGTATATCAATATTTGCGTCGTCTCTTAAGTCAAAATCAACTCTATTAATAGCTATTTGACAAATTTCAGGGTCACCCCATAATGGAGAAACATCCGCAGATTTTGTTATAGAAACTATTTGAGGTAACGAATTTAAATCACTTGAACTCTTAAATTTACTACCAGATACTTGAGCATCGGTTGCTCTTCCCATTCTTATTAAATCTTGAGGTGTTAACGAGAATTCACCAATATCAGAAAGGTCTAAATCTAAAAAAACAGTATGAATACCTAAAGGAACCCCCATAATCATATAATCCCCACTCTGATTAGTTTTTACAACAAATTTGTAATATTTGTCATAAATCTCTATTGCTGTTTCATCTGTTAAAACATCTATTGCGGATGGAAATGTTCCTGTTGGGGAGTGATTTGAATAAGATTTTTCATATGGTAATAAATTATATCTATATCCATCTTCATTTCTAATTTCAGGTGCGGTATATGGGTAAATTGAGGTAATTCTTGGGTTAGACTTATCTGCATCTTCTATAGGAATAAACACAGAAACTCTTGCGTTTGGTAAACCAAATCCGTTATTTGCCGTTACTCTACCAACAAGAACACCATATTGCGAACAAGACTTAACATAAACATCTTCTTGTTGTATTTTTAAGGATAATATCTCTAAATAATTAAAATCTTGTTCTAATTCTACCTTTATTGTTTTATTAATACCGAGTTCGGTTCTTATTCTTTGTGAAGTTCCCATTAATCCTTTATTGAATAAATAGTTTAGGGTGTATTTTTACGAATACACCAATACAAAAAATAGGTAGATTTTTAAATAAATAAATTGGTTATGAAAATGTTACTGATTGAAAATTTTTCACAGAAACCTTAATATCCTTATTTGGATACCTAATTTGATATGTTTGACTTGGTTCTGCAAAAAGTGTATCATCTACAGGTGCTATTTGTTTTGTTTCATCATCCAAGTATGACATAGATGTTTGAGACGATGAATATTGTCCCCCTACATTATTAAAAACTTCAATACCTGTTACAGTAATAACACCATTTTGATTTTGAATTATACTTTTTAATTCTGAAAGATATACATTTTCTCCGAGTTGTCTTTTCAATGGGTCAAAGTAATTTGAAACATTATTAATAATATCTGTAATAATTTGTCCGGAGTTTTGACTTGCTTGTAGAACAACAGACACATTCAATGATAAATCTATTACTTGTGCTGTCATAACAGAAATATAATCATTCATCATTCTATAATTTGACAAATAATTTGCAATATTCTGCATTAATGTATTTGAAACAATGTTTGTGAGTTTACCTGAAGTATCATAAGATAATAATTGAATATCAATCTTATTATTGTTTTCAGTAATTGCCACTTTAGCTGGTGCTCCAAATTGTGCTGGCATATTTCTCAATAGTGATTCGTAATCTTGAACAGTTACCGCTCTTTTTTGTGCGGCAAAGTTAAACGAAACAAAGTTCCTGACTTCCTCTGTTGTTGGTGCATTTGCACCTCCAATGGCTGCAGTTACATTAACACATCTTAAAGAAGAAACCACAGCATTGTTTGTTACTTCAGAAGGTCCATTAACAAAGAATGAAACTGTTCCAATTTGATTAATAACATTAACACCCAAGTTTGTTGCCAATCCCCCACCAACTCTGTATTGTATAAATAAAGTTGAATTAGGTGTTAATGTTGCACCTAAAGCAAAGTTGTTAAAATAATTTTGTAAGTTTAAAGTTGTTCCAATATTTGTAAATTGATTTAAAGCTTGTTGAGCAGAATTTGTTCCTCCACCAAAAACCATCCTTTTAAACCCTTCAGGTGTAAATTCGGACATAAATCTATTATCTGTTTGAACATATTTTCCTACCTTTATACCCGGTTGGTCAGACACCTTTGTTGGGTCTTCAATAAAAATTCTATCTTCCGCTAATGCATCAACTTCATACCATCTATTTGCTATTCCCAAAAACTCTGCGGTTGTTGGAGTATTTGAATAATTTGTTCCGCTTTTTAACAAAACACTTGTTATACCTAAAACATTTTTTTCAGGTAAAAATAATTCATAAAAAGGTCTAACATCATTTGCTGTAACAACTTTTTTAAACACCTTTGTTATTCCATTAACAACGACTTCTCTTTTAGTGATTGTATAATTAACTAAAACCCCATTAGTATTAAAATTTGGTATTTTTAATCTATTTAAAGCTCCTTGAGCATTATATGGAGATGAAAAATCAATATCATATAAATTTTCAAAAACTTGTCCAGCACCATTGATTTGAGAACCTCTTAACAGTATTCCAAGATATCTTTCATCTTCTTTATCTCCATAAGCGGGAACAGTTATTGAAAAATCTACTAAAGATACAGATGGTTTTAATCCCGGAATTTTTAATCCATAGGTCCTCGCAATGTTATAAATTGAAGACCTTTGTTGAGCATATTGTAATACAGTTTCTTGAATACTTCTATCAATATGATAATGTAAATTATCAGCAATTGCCGCATTTAAATCTAAAAATACGGAGAATACTGAAGCATCATTAAAATCTTGAATTAAATCAGGATAATAAGTTTTAACATAATTAAGAAGTTCCAACCTTATCCCTTCATAATCCCTTACTGTATAAGATATTTTTCCGTTTGCCATTTATATTAAATATTAATAATTACAAAATCACTCTGTGCAAAAGTTGCACTATCTGTAGAGTAATCAATTTTTATTTTTGCTGTATAATCTGCGGTTCCTTTACCTGGAACACGATAAATATTCGGAACGTCATTTGTCAACGCCGTACTAGTTGCCCCAACAGGGACTTCGTCTTCAATACTCGCTGGTTCTATTGTAATATTATTAACTAATAAATTAGGCATAAACGCACTTATCGCATCTCTAATATCAGATTCAATAGCGTTGAATGTTAAACCGTCAAAAGGTTCAAAAATAAATTCATATATTCTTGTTCCAAATGTTGGTAAATAATATCTTGACCCTCTCCTTGTTAATAACAAATGAATCAAGTCTGCCCTAATTTCATCTTTTTGATATTGGGTTAACTGTAAGTAATCTCCAGTTCTAGAATCACTGAATGGAAAATTTATACCATATGTCCTTCCGTCTGCCATATGTAATAAATATACTTATATTATTTTTTTATTGTAGTATTACCTTTTTTTGCTCTTGGTTCAAATATGCAATGTTTACAATTATTTCCACAACAATATCCTCTATCTAAATGGTATTGTTCGGTGAAAACTAATTTGGTTCCATCCATATAATAATGAGAAGGGAGAAGTTTATACTTCTCCCCATCTTTTTTTTCTTTTTCCATAGATTATGCAATAGTAATTTCACATCCGTTCGCCCCACAAGCAATTTCACCACTTAAATTTGTATCGTCATCCATTTCAATAATGTTAGACAAATCAATATCTTTTAATGTTTCCATAAGTTTTTCATACTCTTCCTTTGTACAATCAGTAAAAGGTGCTTGGATGTAACTTCCTCCATCATAGTTTAAGACAGATAATCCATTGTAATGAATCTGATTTTGCCACATCCATTCTCCAACTGCCGGCCATTCGTGTTCTCTAACTGAAATAGTTGCGGATACATTATGTGAATTACTTCCACTTCTATGTCCTGGTTTAATCCATTCAATATGAACCTTTTTAACTCTTTCCAATAATTGGATTGGTGATTCGTTTCTCAAAATTGAACCTTCCGGTGCCTTCTGTGGAATACCAATAACCGCTGTGTCGTGTGGACGGAAGTATTCATCTTCAATTAATTCAGGATGATTATTTTTTAAATAACTATATATTGCTTCATTCTTTCCAACTCTAACTCTTCTGATGTAATAATCATTGTGCCAAGCGTGAATACCTGATGATGTTCCAAGTGTTAATGAAGTTGTTCCTGCTGGTTTAACTGTTGTTGTTCTTGCCGCTTTGTTAATACCTAATAATCCCGCAACTCTTTCATTTTCTAACTTAACAATCTTTGCCCCTGTTTTCATATCCAAACCTAATACTGCACCTGAACCTATACCTGTCATTGATACACCGATAAGTGCATCTTTTTCAGTTGTTCTTTGCCAAATTGGTCTTAAGTAATGGAAGTTTGTATATCCCGCTTGAAGTGTTCCGATGAATGTTGCTGCTTTGATTCTTGATTCAAAATCTTCTTGATTAACAACATTTGAAACATTCACCTCACAAAGATTACAAAATTGGAATGGACGGAGTGCAATTTCACAATTATGTACAAACACTCCTGAAGATGTAATAAAATTCTCATCTTTAGAGGAAGTAATGATTGCAAAATTATGAGTTCCCTCAACAGTCATGTCATAAACATCTTCTCTTTCTGAAAGAAATTCTATAGAAACCACTTTATGATTTGATAATTCTGCTAGTTTTTCAGCAAATTCTCCTACGGTTTCAGCTTTCATTTCTTTAAGTCTTCCTTTAGAAAGAAACTTAACACCACAACTATCCAATACTTCTTGATGAGATAATTTAGAACTCTTTTGAACTGTTCTGTCAAAACAACGCATTATCATCTCTTCTGTAGTTAAACCATTACTATTAGTATTGTTTTCTCCTTTTTGACGAGATGATTGTTTTTCTGACCATTGTTCACGAACTTCATTAGACATCTTATAAAAAGCATTATTTGCTCCTAACATGTGCTGTCTATTATGCTCTATGGCATCTATAACCTCTAAATTCTCAGGTAGGTCATTAAGTCCATTTCCATCCTTATGATGAATATGTTGAGAATTATAACCTTCTTTTATAATGTCATAATACTGAGCAACATGAGCATATTGAGCAATATCTCTGCCTGTATTAGATTGAATCATTCTATAATTCCTATCACTTCTTTTATATGAATTAAAAGGCATTAATGATGTTCCCTCTACAAGATATTGAGCCTGAATATATTGTCCATTTCTAAGCATTATCCTATGGTCAGGGGTACATGTAAAACTACTACTATCATCCAATAAAACTCTAACAAGTTCAGCATTTTTTCTGCTTTTCCAAACTTTTGAACAATAAGAAGTAA